TTATTTGCAGCTGCAGTACTTGAGCCTGTAGCTCCTGCATACGCATTTGCAGCTGCTGCTACACTCCCTGTCGTAGTTAAAGTAGCGGCTGCAGTGCCTAATGCTGCATCCCCTGTCTGTGCTGTAACCGTTGTGCCTACAACAGAGCCAAGAAGCGTGGTGCCAACATTGTCTAAATTGCCTGTTACCGCGGCGTTAGTTACAGCTGTTGCTGCGTTGTTAACAACTGTTTGCAAAAATGGATTATCAACAACGTTAGATAACGCGCTTAATACTTCAGTATTTACAACAGAGGAGACGCCACCTGTAAATTGCGATTTAAGCGTATTCTCTACAATCTTATCTAATGGAGTTCCTTGCGCTACTTGTAAAGTAGCATTGGCAATTGCCGTGCCTGTTGTTGTAGACACACCAAGTGTTGATGCAATTTCAGCGCCAATAACAGGAAGAAAATAAGCAGCAGCCAATCCAATGATTTGCTTCGAATAATCTTTTACTTCTTGAGTTTGTGTTGTTTGTTGATATTCACCAGTAGGGGAGTATTGATTAACATCAGTACCCGTTGCTACTGCGTCATTAATGCCGCCAGTAGTCTTGTAGGTAATAACATTTTCTAAAGCGCCTACTTGCTGATCTTCACCAGAACCAATTATTTGGTTTACAGTTTGAACCCATGTGTCACCAAGCAATACAGCTTGATTAGGGGGAAGAGTAGCCGCTACACGTGCAACAATGTCATTTTCAGACGCGCCAGTAGCCGCAGCCATTTGCGCCGGTGAAACGCCATACGTAGCCATGTTTGATGCGATGTCAGCATCACTCATGCCGGGATTGGCATTTAAGAAATCAAGAATTTGTTGACTAGAAACTGCCATAATTAGCTCGTTGCTGGGTTAACAGAGTTGACAAGCTGCTCAGCCCATTCTTGCCAATCATCAAATTGATACGGTCCGGGAATACCCTCATTGGTAAACACGTCAATAGCTTTTAAACCTGATGCCCACTCTTTCCAGTCAGTGTTGGCATCAGGAATAGCTAGTTGCTGTGTAGCGTAAAGCTCACACATAAGACAGCCCCACGACTCAAAGGTATGATACCTAGGGTCGTAGACCTGAGCAACGTTAAGCGGATTAGCCATAAGGTCTTGAATCTCCAACATCTGCATCTAGCAAGATCTTACCTACTTGGTAATCCCCGCCTGCCACATTAGATACGAATTTCAATCGTAACTCACGACGCTGCTCACGCATATCAATCTTGCCGGTCGTTGGGCTAAACGGGTAAGCGTCAGAAGTTGCATCAGCAGATTGCGCAAATGGTCGACCCGTTACATACAAATCCATGTCGCCGTCTTGAATAAAGTCAGGCTCAACACGCTCTAATCTTAACCATCTGTTTTCGCCAATAGGATTAGGCTGCGAAGGCCCACCTCCAACCAAACCTAGGTCATTAGTTTCAAAGTACGACTCAATGGCCAAAACTGTAGTGTCTTGTACGGCGTCGGTCCCAATCTCATGCTGCCACAAAGATACAAAGTTAACCACTGAAGTTACAGTAATAACTAGACCTGCACCGGCTGGAAGTGTTGCTGACAACGTATTGCCTACGGCGTAATTCTTACCTTTAGCGTAGATCGTGACAGAAGTCACAATGCCACCAGCAACTACAATCGTGGCGGTGGCATATGAGCCACTTCCACCTGTTAATGCTTTGTTAGTGTAAGTGCCATTGGTATAACCAGAACCAGCTGTCGTGATTGTCACGCCATTAACGCCGCCAATCTCGTTGATATTCCACTCCGCCGCAATGGGGTAATGGAATACTTGTGAAAAGAAACCTGCAGATCGCTGAGCGCCTTGCGCAAAGCCTGCGTCGTACCACACATTCTCACGCACATTAAAAATAACAGCGTTAGTGCACTCCGTGGCGTTGCCTTCGGGATAGAACCACCAGATCTCGCCAAAACGTGGAACTTTAGATACCCAAATCTTTTCACGCTGTGCGTAATTCAGGTTATCAAAAAAGTAGTTTTGGTTAAAAGCATTGGGAATCTCTTTCACAACGCCGTTGTAAAGCAAGAATCTATCAACCCCACACCAGTAATACACGCCGTCATATTCAATTACTGATTGACTCGAGAGGATAGATGACTGGCTTGTAATAAGGTCATACCTCCAGTATTGTGGAGGTGAGCCTGAGCCACCAATGAATGAAACACGAATTAAAGAATCCAAACTCCAAAAGAGGCCCGATGGTGCATTCGAGCCGCCACGTACAGGTAATCCTTGGACAATCTTGCCGGTGGCCACTGAGACCTCGTTGGCATCAGCAGATACCCAATCATTCACATTTCCAGCTGAACAGTTCTTAATTAGACCATCATTGCCATAAACAAACACGTAAGGGTGCAAAGATACCACACCGCCTGAGACAGAGACTTGATTATCAAAGGTTAGTGTAATGCTAGAGCCTGTAGCAGTTGCAGGTGCTGAGATTATCAATGTTGTGGACGCAATGGACACGACAGTAGCGCCTGATGGGATGCCTGTGCCTGTCACTAACTGGCCTGCGCCAATTTGTGTATTTACTGCAGCCATAGTAATAGTGGCTGAAGTATTGGTAATAGTTGCTGCAACAGCAGTAAACACGCCAATAGGCGCTAAACTTGTGCCTGTGATGTTGCCACCAAGAACTGGCGTGTTAGTGTTGTTGTCAATCAGCGTAAGATTCTGCCCTGGATGCGCAAGCAGTAAGTTATTACCTGAGCCTGTGCCATCAAAGAAGGTGTCAAACTGCCAAACATTATTGTCGTTTGATGTAAAACCCGACAGTGTCATATCGGTAATACCCGCGCCTATACCGGTATTGCTGATAGGCAAAAGTTGCAAACCTTGTGAATGCCCACTAAATACGTTGTTAAAGCTTTGCTGCGGGTTAACATACACACCACGTGAGGGGCCTGACAAATTGGCAGTGATTTGTCTATAGCCACCAACTTTACGAGGTCTGCCGCGTTGAAACCTTACCCAACGACCATCAGCGTATGCATCGGCATCAAGTGTAGTACCATCCCGTTGAATCCCGGGCTTAGTATCTAAGGCAAAGACCTTTTTGGTCATTAGAAGGTGCCCCCAGATACACCACCAGTAAAGTTACCAGTACCAACAATCGCTAGACCCGTAGCAGACAGCGTAGAGCGAAGAGTCCCTAAAATTGCAGTGTTAAATTGACCAGCGCTTGCGCGGTATACGCCTGTAGTTGTTTCATTGCCAAAGTTTAAAGATGGCGCCCCAACATTGCCATCAGCCAAACTTAAGGTAGTAATTGAACCGGCCTGCGTGGTATTGGCGTTAAAAAAGTTAGTGCCATCACAAGCCAAGGTAACCTGTTGGCCAGAAGGGATTACAACAGATGTTCCAGTGCCCGTGCCAACTGTAAAGCTATAACCACCTGCAGTTGTTGAGTTTTGAATCACATACAGGTTTACCACTGGTGGATAAACAATGGTCACATTGCCTGTTAACGTGCCTGTGTAAGTCTGAATTGTATTGGTTGCTTCACTTGAAGTTAAAGTGTATGAACCAGAGGTTACGCCTTTAACCAATGAGGTGTAAAAGAATTGATTGCTAACCCCGTAGCCAACTGTGATGTATGTAACACCAGTACTAACAATAAACGCAGACTCGTTAGGCGCAAAAGTTTTTGTAGAAGACCCGTCAATATTGTCTGATGCAGAGATCACCATGGATCCCGTGCCACTGTTCTTAAACAGCGTAAACCAGTTATTGCCTAATGACGACGCAGATGGTAGTGTATAAGTACCCGCACCGCCGGACCAAACAGAGGTTTGAGCTCTATCTGTTACGGCAAAGGTTCCAGCATTTACAAGTGCTAAAGCTGGATGGCTTTGATTCAGCGTTGTCCCGCTTGCAACTAAACCGTAGCCGGCTAACGTGGCAGCGTCTGCTGAAGATGTTCCGGTGCCAAAGGCAATAGTCCCCCACGTGCCTGTGGTTGTAGGGTTTGCAGTTATATAGACATACTTGGACTCACCTGCAGCAACAGAAATAATTGTATTGGTGCCTGCGAAGTCTTTGACAGTAAAAGTATTAGCCCCAACGTTGCGAATCAACGCGTCTTGACCAACCGAGGCCTGATTGGCAGGCGGCATATACAGGCTAAGGCCTGCAGTTGTTGCCGTAACCTGCATAATACGAGCAGCGTAGTCGTCTGTGGCATTGCCATTGATTGGCCAATTCAGCTGCGTATTTGCGCTTAACGTAACGGCACGGTAAGAAACGTCCGTTGGCTGAATGACATTGCCTGTAAATGGTGAGTTATAACTCATGTTAGTCCTTAACTATCAACGGCTATGGCTTGACGATCTGCAATGCGAAGCTTATCTTCTGCCATTAGTGTTTGCATAATCAAATCATAGTTTTGCTGCCACATTGGCATACGCTCATCGTTCTTGAGGAACGGCATAGCCTGCATGAGGGACCCGTAGAGCAAGGCTTGTGGAGCGTAAATGGTAAACCAATTGGTTTGGTTTGATGAATCCAGAGGTTGTACTCGTTCATAATAGAGTACCTCAAAGTCGTAGGCTGAGCTAGGGGTAGGTGCTACCATCCAGTGCGTGTAGTCGTAGTCGCAGTAATATAAAGGCGTGCCTGTTGTGGTGGGGTCAGGCCAGTAACTACGAAGGTACTCGTACTTACGAAGCAGCACAGGCTGACGATCGCCACTTACTGTTACGTTCATGGAAACAGTCTTGTGCCAACGCGCAGGCTTATCAATGGTGGCTTGACCAGCTGTCATGGTGCTGGTGTTGACTGTTAAGTTACCTAGGAACTTAATCTGGCTAGCAATGATCTGCTCAGCCAACATAATGAAAAGAGGGATCTTTGACAAAGTGGCGGCGTCTGTACGTTCCAGATAAGACTGGATGTTCTCCACCAAGGAGTCATAGGTCATTACCGCGGCAGTTGTCATGCTTACTTGCTCCGCTTCCTAGCCATAGCCATGTTATCAACCAAATTAGGATAAGGTCGGCCTGCTGCTTTGGCTCTTGCTTTTGCTGCCGACTTTTTCTGCGGCGAAAGAGGCTTAGGCTTACCTAATGATTTTGGCCGTTGTTTTTCCCAAACAGGCTTACTTGATGCCATTTTAATCCCCTTTTAAAAATAAAGATATATTACTTGCTTGCCACGCCTTTGGTCTTCTCAAAAGAACGCATACCGGCAATGCCTAAGATGCCTGATAATATAACCCACAATTGGTCGGCTTCAAGCACTGGTGGAGGATCCATGCCTACTGGAACCCAACCCATAGCTTGCAAGTATTTCCATGCCCACTGGAACAGCGGATACAGCAAAAATTGATAGCCCATAGCCGCTACACCGATCCAGCCAATGGCGGGCCTCCAGCCAGAAACAAACACACTGGATGATGCAGCTTCAATCTTGTTAACCTCAATCTGCGCTAGGTCTGTAGCTTGGTCAATGCGCTTCTCTTCAAGATCAAGTTTGCGCTGCTCGATCTCCATTTCCATCTTTTCTTTGTCAGTGGTGATCAGGTCGCCTGCAACCTTACCCACGGCTTCAATAATTGATCCAACGGCAAGCAAGCTCATGCTAGACCTTTCAATGTGCGGTTAATCCAGCCCTTGAGGAACTTAACCTGCACGGGGTTTTTGTTGCATATCTCAACGTAGCGGGCAATCTTAGCCAAGGCGTAGGACTCTTTAAACCGCTGACCATCCGTGATCTGGTTAAGCTTCTCAATAGTTTTAGCGCCAATACCGCCATCTGGCGTAGCACCAACCACAAGCTGGGCCAGCTTCACAGCCATGCCCATACCTGCGTTTACACCAAAGTTGAAGATGGTATTAGCCACTTCTTGGTTTGCAATCTCATTACCGCGCATCTTGTCCCAGAACTCGACGCGGTAGAACTCACGCACCATAGGCGTTAGGGAGCCGCCAAATTCTTTCTTGTCTACCAACGCCCAGCCATTCCACTGAGGGTTCTTGTTCCTAGCAATACCAGCGTAGGTCATGCCGCCCGTGTCACCGGGTACTTCGTGGAGGACGTAGCCGCCCTCGTCTTTCATCATCTGCTCAAAGGCTGGTTCAAACTGAGCCATTACTTTTCCTTTGGTTTAGTGTCTTCATTCTGCATAAGTTTGATACCAGACAGGAACCCAATCATGCCGCCGATAAGAGTAGAAAAAGCGGGTGAAATCATTTTGAAAATCTCGGCGTTGTCCACCTCCTTGGCCCAAAG